ATAGTGTATAGTTCATAGACAATGGAGGATCACATATGGGGCAAGAGACGGACAATGGTGAGCGGATGCTGAGCATATGGGAGGTAGCATCGATGATCGGGGTATCGCCGCCGACGATCAAGCGATGGATTCGTGCTGGACGATTTCCGGCATCGGTGATGATCAGCTATCGAGTGCGGCGATGGCCGATGTCGGTAGTGGTGGCATGGATTGAGGAGCGTTGCCGGGGTTCAGAAAATGGCTCTTGATCCAGCGGAGCGATACGCGCGGCATGCTGAGGCGATGACGCGGCGTATGCGTGCGGCGTCACAATCGGCGCGTGACATAGCGCCGATGCCGTCGATTGAGTCGCCAGAGCGGCGTAGGCGATGCAGTCGGCGATTTTGGGATTTTTGTGATTCGTATTTCCCGCATGCGTTCACGATTCCGTTCTCGGCTGACCATAAAAAGGTCATTGCTAAGATCGAAACAGCGGTAATCGAGGGCGGCTTATTCGCTGTAGCGATGCCGCGTGGCAGCGGCAAGACGACGTTGTGCGAGGTAGCGTGTCTGTTCGCGCTACTCAACGGCTATCGTGAGTTTGTGTGCTTGATCGGATCATCGGAGCCGCATGCCTCGGAGATGTTGCAATCGTTGAAAGCGGAATTGGACGGCAACGATCTATTGCTGGCTGATTATCCTGAGGTGTGCTATCCGATTCGCGCGCTAGATGGGATTGTGAATCGAGCGCGGGGGCAGTTATACGAGGGGCAGCGAACGAACATAGGTTGGACAGCAAACGAGATTGTGTTGCCAACGATTCGGCCGCCATTGGCTGCGGAGTTTGTGCGATCGGATGGCTACTCATTAGCTTCTGGCGCAGTAGTGCGGGTGGCTGGTATCACGGGGCGCATCCGTGGGATGAAACACAAGACATCGGACGGGCGATCGTTGCGGCCGTCGCTAGTGATCGTAGACGATCCGCAGACGGACGAGGTGGCGCGCAGTCGTAGCCAGATCGAGGAACGGGAGCGGGTATTAGTCGGCGCGGTACTAGGTTTGGCTGGGCCTGGCGTCAAAATCAGCGGTATCATGCCGTGTACCGTGATACAGCCGGACGATCTAGCTGACCGGATGCTAGACGTGAAGCGACATCCTGAATGGAATGGTGAGCGGACGAAGCTGGTCTACAGCTTTCCGGTCAATGAACAGTTATGGAAACGATACGCTGAGATACGCGCCGACAGCATGCGCGCCGGCAATGGCGGGCGTGAGGCGACGGAGTTCTACTTAGCCAATCGTGCCGCGATGGACGAGGGAGCGGTGGTAGCGTGGCCGGAACGTTTCAATCCTGACGAAGTGTCGGCCATTCAGCATGCGATGAATATACGCATCGAACGTGGCGATGCGGCATTTTTTGCAGAATACCAAAACGAACCATTGCGATTGAATCGGGAAGATTCAGCGACGATCAGCGAGGAAGAACTAGCCAGCAAAGTGAATCGGCGCAAGCGATTGGAAGTACCGATTGCGGCTACTTACTTAACTGCATTTGTTGATGTCCACGGCGCGGCGCATTACTACATGGTGTGCGCATGGGAACCGGACATGACTGGCTATGTGATCGATTACGGGACATATCCAGAGCAACACGTCGGTTACTTCCGGCTCGACAGCATGCCGAAAAAGCTATCGGCAGTGTTTCCTAAGCATAATCCAGACGCGGCGATCTATGCTGGGATTCAGCAATGCGTAGCGGCCATTCTAGGACAGCGATACATCAACGAAGCTGGCGCAGCGATGCAGATACAGCGCCTACTCATTGATGCTAACTGGGGCCTAGCAACCAACATCGTTTATCAGTATGTAGCGGAATCGGATCATCAGGCGATCATCGCGCCGAGTCATGGGCGTTATTATGGCGCGATTGGTCGGAGCTTTGCTGAGCATCAGCGCAAGCCAGGCGATCTGATCGGCAACGGATGGCGGATACCAGCGGCATCGGGGCGGCGCGCGGTCAAGCATGTTGCGTTCGAGAGCAACTACTGGAAATCCATTGTGGCGAACCAACTCATCGCGCCCTTAGGCAGCCGTGGCTGTATATCGATCTTTGGTCGCAATCCGAGCGATCATCGGCTATTGTTTGAGCACTTGATGGCTGAATATCGTGTGCCGATTGAGGCGCGGGGGCGCAAGATTGACGAGTGGAGATTGCGGGCGAATCATGCCGACAATCACTGGTGGGATTGCTTAGTCGGTTGTGCTGTAGCGGCGAGTATCTGTGGCGCATCACTGACGCAGTCTATCGCGCCGAACACGAGTACGACAACCAAGCCGCAGCGGATGACCTATGCCGATTTCATAGCTGCTAGGGCGAGACAGCAATGAACAATGATGACGCGCCGAAGGAAAAGCCAGTAGGTATACGTTGTCCCTCGTGCGGTTGCGGTCATTGTCCAGTCTATTACACGCGGCATCGGCGCGGCGGCATTGTGCGATTGCGTCAATGCCGAGCGTGTGGCCGAAAGTTCGTCACATTCGAGTTCACGACAAAAAAATAGTTCCATTAGTGGAACTATTTTTTCCATCATCGCTTCATTTCCATGATCATGGATTACAATCGGGATAGTACCATTCACTGGTATAGGAACCAACCCGATGAGTGACTCCATTGAAGATCGCGCTAAGCAACCGAAGAAAGTGACCGGCGATGCTGGCAGTGTTGAACAGCATCCGATCAACGATCAGATCGATGCGGAGCGATACGAGAAGAACAAAGAGGCGGTTGAAAAGCCGCATCGTGGGTTACGTTTCACGAAGATGATCCCGCCGGGTACTGTTTGATGATCCGAAAATGGCTAGCGCGGATGTTGTTAGGTCGGTCGGTGCCAGTAGCGCGGGTACGAGCGCGCTATGATGCTGCGCAGACGATCGGCGAGAACCAGCGGCATTGGCAAGCGGCGGGCGGACTATCAGCAGTAGCGGCGAATAGTCCACAAGTGCGACGCATCTTGCGCAACCGCGCTCGTTACGAGGTAGCCAACAACAGTTACGCCCGTGGCGTAACGAACACATTAGCTAACGACGTTGTCGGAACTGGCCCACGGCTACAGTTGATGACGATGGATTCGGCGGCTAATGCGCTAGTCGAGCGTCAGTTCATGGATTGGTCGCGGGCGGTCAACTTAGCGTCTAAGCTACGGACGATGCACATAGCGCGGGTGCAGGACGGCGAGGGGTTCGCTGTATTGGCGACCAATCCACGGCTTGATCATCCCGTGCAACTAGATTTGCGTCTAATCGAGGCTGATCAAGTAGCATCGCCAATGATTGGATTCGACGCGACTAGCGAGACAACAAACGTAGACGGCATCATCGTTGATCGCAGTGGTCATCCGATTGAGTATCTCATCTTGCGCGATCATCCGGGCAGCCAATGCATGGCCAACGCAGGCAGCGTAGCGGATCGTGTAAGCGCCGCGGACGGGGTGCATTGGTTCCGCGTGGATAGGCCAGGTCAAGTGCGAGGCATACCAGACATTACGCCTGCACTTCCACTATTCGCTCAGTTGCGGCGTTACACATTAGCAGTCCTAGCGGCGGCGGAGACGGCGGCGGATTACGCGGCGGTGGTATACACGGACACGCCGCCGGGCGGCGAGGCTGAGGACTATTCGCAATTGCCGCCAGAAATCCAGCTTGAGAATCGCTTGATGACGGTATTGCCGGGTGGCTGGAAACTTGCGCAACTGAAGGCCGAACAGCCCGTGACCGGTTACGCGGAGTTCAAAGACGCGATCTTGAATGAGATTGGCCGATGCTTGAACATGCCGAGTAACATTGTAGCGGGCAACTCGTCGGGGTACAACTACGCCTCGGGCCGACTAGATCATCAAATATATTACCGATCCATTCGCATTGAACAGCATCAGCTCGGCATATCCATTTTGGATCGGATTCTGTCGGCATGGTTAGATGAGGCGGCATTGATTCCGGGGTTCTTGCCGTCATCCATTGGGCCTTTTGGTCGCTGGGAACATCGTTGGTTCTTCGACGGGACGGAACATGTAGACCCATTGAAAGAGTCATCGGCGCAGGCGCAGCGATTGGCCAATCACACAACGACACTGGCTGACGAGTACGCGCGGCAGGGGCTGGATTGGGAAACCCAACTACGTCAGCGTGCGCGCGAGATGCAACTAATCCGCGAGCTAGGCTTGCACGATGACGCAGTCCACATTGTGGAAGACAGCGACGATGAAGATGAGTACGAATATGACGAGGGGTTAGACGATGACTGAGGACAATAGCAGGATCACACTACAAGCGGAGTTGTGCCTTGAAGCCGAAACCGAAGCCGCGCCGATGGAAGCCAGCGATACCACACAAGCCGCGGCAGCATCGGGCGAGGCGTCATCGCTAAAGCTATCGCGGTTCCGCATGGTGGCCTATACGGGCGCAGCGATGCGCTTAGCTGGCTGGCGTTATCCGGTCATCATTGATTTGGCCGGTTTAGTCATTCCATCGCAACGTTTGCCGATCCGCTACAGTCACGATTCATTCCACGGTGTGGGGCACACGGAATCCATCGTTGTTGAGGGTGGTCAACTGATCGCAAGTGGTGTTATTAGTCGAGCTACATCCGTAGCACAAGAGATTGTGGCATCGGCGAAGAATGGGTTCCCGTGGCAGGCCAGCATTGGTGCATCGGTTGATCAGTTTGAGGTATTGCGCGAAGGTCAGACCGCGTTAGTCAATGGCCAATCCATCGCGGGCGAGACGGTCGTTGTGCGGCGATCAACATTGCAAGAGATTTCGTTTGTAGACTTGGGCGCGGACAGCAAAACGTCCGCGATTGTGGAGGCGAAAGCAAAGGGTGACGCAATGAATGAAGAGCAAGAGCAAGTGGCCGACACGTCAACGCCGTCGGCATCGGAAGTGTTAGCGCAAGCCGTGCGTGACATCAAGCATGAGCAAACGATCACGGAGCTAGTGCGCGCGGCGGTGGCTGCGAATCCACAAGCGATTGATCGGCTGCAAGCATTGGCTGATCGGGCCATTGCGGAAAAGTGGGACGCGCAACGAACCGAGCTTGAACTGCATCGGGCTTCGCGGCCAGTGGTTAACGCTATGG